GCGTAATCAATGCCTGCTGGGTTAATGTCAGTGTCATTGCGAAACGCTTTTGCTTCAACCAAGACATAACCTTTTTCTGCACTGAATTCAACAATCCGTGTTTCAATCCTGCCCAATGGGTAAGTGCGATTCCAGCGTTCCAGTCTTTCGCGTGAAGCCTCGTAGTTATCCAAGAACCCCATTTACTTTACCGCCTTGTTTGCTTGTGAAATGTGACGATTGACCGCACGACCGCGAATGTACCCTTCACGGCTTCCGTCTTTGTGTCCCATTGCGTATCCAACCGCGGCAGCCATAATTAGCAAGATTGCCAGCAAGGTCAAACGACCCAATGTTGCTGGGTCTAATAGATCAAGTACCATTTTGAATTCTCCCGATTCTTGGTGGTAAGGACTACCACCTGAACTTAGGGTGACGCATGATCAACGCGCGGTCAAGAACCTTGCGTGTTTGTCGGCGTGTCTGCGGGCTTTGGCTTGGATTTCAGTCCGTTTCCAGCAAGAACGCCGCCTAGTGAACCAGTCAAAAAAATTGCCAATGTCTTCAGCAAATCAATGAACGCTGCGTCGTTAGGTGCTTGCGCCCCAATCGGTTGCGTTACAAAAATCAGTGCATAAGTAATTCCCAACGTAACAATCAAGAACACGGCAGCAAGGGTTGCGCCAATAATCAGGATTAGTTGGGCGTGGACTTCTTCAGGCGTCTTGCGTCGGGCTGGTTTATGGTGACTTAAATCCAAGTATGTCGTCAGTGCATGTTCCAGTAGGGACGCACGCTGGCGGCTGGCATTCGGGTTTCGACCAGTTTTCAAATTCTTGGCACTCATAACGTGTCCAGCCCTGATACCCGCACGCCGTGAGACTTAGCGAAATGCCCAACGCTAAGCCCACGGCAGCAAGTTTTCGGACTACTTCCCCGATAACCCGAAACTCTTATCTTGCGGATTTAACCAACGCAAGATGACTGGTGCAACCGCTGCAACACCTGCCATTGCTAGTGTCTTTGGGTCTTGCACGCCTGCCATGTATAGGGCGAGCGCTGCTGCCATAAATGATCGTGCCCACGAGGCTGCTAAGGCTTTGGCTTTGTCCATTTTTTTGTTTTCTCCTTTGTCGGTGTTGCTCCCGATTTTGGTGTTTCGATCGCAGGGAATTCGCCTTTGTATGGGACAAACTTTGGAATCCCAAACCCAACGATTTCCTTGCCTTCTCCGTATGATCGAACCTTGATCATGACCATGCCGCCATTGCGCTGGTCACCTGTCCCGCTTGTATTGCCTTCAATTGTCAGACATGTCTTTGTGTCAATTAGTCCAACAACAATTCCAATGTGTGAAATGCGGTCAACGCCGTCATGTGGAAAGTCCATAAACGCCAAGTAGCCTAGTTGTGGCATGCCTGACCAGCGTTGAATTTCTTTAAATTTATGCGCACCGATTGCGGTTCCAACAACTGAATGAATCTTGACCCCTGCCTGTGCTGCACACCAATTGACGAAACTTCCGCACCAGGGCAAGCCGTCAGCCTTTGTAAATTTGCCGTATTTTGTCAGGTTGTGGCCTTCTTCAATTGTGCCAACTTCAGCCGCTGCGACTTCGATCAACCTGGCATTTGTGCCATGTGGGTAGGTCATTCTTCAGTGCCAATCGGTGTGGATTGTTCCGCTTCTGGGTTTAGATAGCGTTGATAATCAGAGTTGGCTTCGTTTTTAGGTATCCAAGACTCAGAACCATCTTCATTATCTCGCACAATAAAAGCAATTCCATCTGCGTTTTCTTTTTCTGTGTATTTTGGCATTATAACTCCGCACTTATTGAGATTTGATTTGATACTGCCCAGACAGCCATTGCGCCACTAGTTGCTGAACTCATACCAGTAGCGTCAAAATAAACTCTATTTGCTAGTGCAGACCCTGTGGTCAAAGTCGTTGGTGTTCTTGTTGCTACACCTACCTGTTCGATAAAGTTAGTAAAAGTTCCAGTAGGTAATGTAATTGTTTGTGATGATGTTCGCATTGTCACAGGTAGATCTTTGTATAATCTTGCTGCTGTTGTTGAGTAAAATTGACCTGACCAAGCCTGAGCATCTGCTCCTGTTGGATAAATCTGGAAGTACCTCTGGCACATAGCCAATTCGCCTTGAATACTGCCGCCGCTTGCAGTTTGGAAAGGCGTTGCCTTGCTGCCGTATTCTAACTGTACGCCCCATAAATCTAAAGTCCAAGCATCTGTTGATGCGTTGCTTAATTGCCCAATATCTACTTGTAAACCGTCATCATTATTTGTTCCAATAGTTTTACCAGAAATGGAAGGCACACTTAAAACAAATGAATATCTTGTCCATCCAGCAGTTAAAACAAAAGTTTGTTCAGCCGTAGAAACTCCAGCAGATGGGGAACCACCAGTTCCAAAATACTGGCTAAGCCTTACTCTTAAATTACCAGCGGTAGTTGGATTAGTGCCTTTTGCCCAAAATGAGAGAGTTACAGTTTGTCCCGCGAAAGTTCTTACACTTTCTATGGTTTGCAAAACTCTGCAATAATCATTTCCTGTCGTGACTGCCCATCTTAAAAAGTTTTTGCCTTCATAACCTGCAACTGGTGCTGTTCCCAATGCAAAAGTTTGCGCTGATGAAGTAGCAGTTGCACCTGATGTGGCGCAATTAAATCTATCAAAACCAAAACCACCACCTGAAATAGTGGTAAAGTTTCTTTGATTTACAGAAAAGTCACCATTAATTATTTTATTTTTTGCAGCCTGACCATAACCGCTATTCCACAATGAAGTGTCAATGGCGTTGCCCAGTGTGCGGATAGCAAGTGCGCCGTTGGTCACCAAATCAGTGTTGTCGGGTTCAGCCCAACCGTAATTCGTACTTGTCGCCATGTGCTTATCCTAACTTATCGGGTATAGATATAGACGACCGCACCGCTTGCAGTCGCGCCAGTTCCACCATTGCCATTGCCGTACGTCAGTTGGAAAGCACCACCACCGCCACCGCCACCGCCGTTGCCAGTTCCACTTGTTGCAGCCGCGTTGAAACCACCAAGATTGAAATCTTGATCGGCGTTGCCACCGTTGCCGCCGCCTGACACGCCTGTTCCACCAGTTTGAAAAGCAATTCCTGTTGCGTCTCTAGCACCACCACCGCCGCCGCCACCGCCTGTGCCTGATGAAAAGTTGGTTGGCAAACCAATGCCGCTAGGCAAGGTCAAAACTGTGCCTGTGCCAAAACTTGTTCCAGCATTGCCGCCACCGTTTGTTGTCTTGGCTGCCCCACCGTTGCCACCTGGTGAACCTGTTTGGCTGGTGTAATAAGTAACCGCGCCAACTGAATTTAAACCGCCGCCGCTTCCACCTGTTGCGCCTGAACCTGCACCGCCTGGATTGACTGAAAGCAGTGAACCAAATGACGCCCGCTTTGTGCCAGCAAAATCAAGGTTGACCGCATAAGTCTGACCAGCCGTGACGTCGTAATTCCATAAAGCAGCCGCGCCCGCGCCACCACCACCGCCACCGCCTGCACCGCCGTTGCCACTAGCAGTTGACCCAGTTGCACCGTCGCCACCATAAGCCTTGACCAGCACTGCAATTTGACTGACCCCACTTGGCACTGTGTAAGTCGTTGAACCCGCAGCCGTGATTGTTTGTGCCAATGTGTAATTTCCATAAACCAACGGCAAACTGAACTGCACTGGTGACACGTTCAATGAAATGGCAAGTTGATTATAGGAAGCCTGCATTGACCAGCCTTCAACAAATCCTTGAAAGGTTGTGCCCATATTTGTTGGCAAGTTTGCAATTGAAACTGGCATGCCCATAAAAGAACCAAGCAAGGAATTGCGGTCGGAATCGTCAATTTCAGGGTTTGTTAAGTCAAAACTAATTTCACTGAAATTGGCATAAGGCGTTTTTCTCAATGACAAATAAAAGTTTGCCTGCGCTGACGCGTCAGAACTGTTGTGCAGGGTTGTCGAAATAATCTGCGAAAGTGCGCCGTATTCTGCAATGGAGGCAGCGTCAAAGGCGTTGACCTCGTGGCTGCTCGTTGCGCCATATTTGATCGTCACGTTGTTTCGCACGTCGCCTGCGCGGGTTTCAGTACGAAGTCCAGCCGCACGCGCTTGATTGGCACTTAGTTCAACGTAACCGTTGGCATTTAAGTAATCCAAACGGTGTGTGCTATCTGCGTATGAAATCGCCCCTGTTGCCGATTCGTAAATATAGCCAAGTCCTGAAGTTGCCAACGCTGCAACCAACGAATAGACGTCAACCGAATTGCTGGTGCGGGCTGCCAATTCATAATTGCCCG